GATAGCTATCGTAAAGCACAGAATATGACCAACGCCTGGGTTAAACAGTTTGGAGAAATGCCGCAAACGGATATAGCCCGTACCCTGATTGAGGTTGGAAAATCTCAGATATTTGATTTTCAGATGAAGACAATGGAAGACGGTGAAGTGGTCGGTCCCAAGGACATAGGGCAAATGGCACTGGCGATTAAGCGACTGCAGGAAGCGCAATCCGGTAGTGTGAAACTGGAACAAGAGATCCGTAAGCAGGCCATGGAAGAAGCTGCAGAAACAGCAGAAAAGGTCGCGAAAAAAGCGGGCTTAACATCCGATACCGTGCAAATGCTTAAAGCTGAACTGCTGGGAATTGCCTGATGGGTGCTATACATGACATTAATACAGAGCAATTAGTTGATTTTGATCCGAACGAGTTGCTGCTCGGTTATCAGAAACGCTGGATCCAGGATGAGTCTGTACTGAAGATAGCTGAGAAATCGAGACGTACCGGCTTAACCTTTGCTGAAGCGGCAGACAGTTCATTAACCGCCGGAGCCGCGAAAGGTGAAGGTGGCAGCAATGTGTTCTATGTCGGCTCTAACAAGGAGATGGCGCGGGAGTTTATCGATGCTGTTGGCCTGTGGGCTAAGATGTTCGACAAAGCGGCGGGTGAAGTTCAGCAAGAAGTCCTGAATGATGAAGACAAAGATATCCTCACCTTTGTTATCTATTTTGAATCCGGCTTTAAAGTGCAGGCGCTCAGCTCTAACCCGTCTAACCTGCGGGGGATGCAGGGTACGGTTATTATCGATGAGGCCGCATTCCATGAGCGTCTGGCCGAGGTACTAAAAGCGGCGCTGGCACTCACCATGTGGGGTGCAAAGGTTCGCCTGATATCCACTCACAATGGCGTTGATAACCTGTTTAACCAGCTTATTCAGGAGAGCCGCGCCGGTAAGAAACGCTACAGTGTCCACACCATTACCTTAGATGATGCCTGTGCTGAAGGGCTGTATAAGCGTATCTGCCAAATACAGAAAACCGAATGGACGCAGCAGCAAGAGGATGAATGGAAAGCCAACCTGCTACGTGACACCGCCACCGAAGATGATGCATTAGAAGAGTATTACTGCGTTCCTAAAGCTTCTAGTGGTCAATATGTACCGCTCGTTCTTATCGATGCGGCGATGAAAAAAGACTTAGGTTTTCCTGTACTGGAGATAGAAGCGCCTGCTGATTTTATGCAGTGGCCGGAAAGCGCCAGAACCTCTTTTGTTGAACACTGGTGTGAAAACATTTTGCTTCCTCATATCGAGAAGATGGACAAAAAGCATCGCCATGCGTTTGGGGAAGACTTCGCCAGACGTGGTGATCTGTCCATCTTTGTACCGCTAGCTGAGCGCCGCGACTTATCTAAGTACGTTCCTTTTTATATCGAGCTTCGCAATATGACCTATGATGCCCAGCGTCAGGTGATGTTTTATCTGCTGGACAGAATGCCCCGTAAACGGGGAATGGCGTTTGATGCTACCGGTAACGGTGGCTATCTGGCAGAAGCGGCGGCGCTTCGTTATGGCATCGATATGGTTGATCAGGTTTCCCTAAACGACCCTTGGTATCGTGAATGGATGCCAAAGCTGAAAGCGGAGTTTGAGAGCCAGAATCTCGACCTTCCCCGCAATGAAGATGTGAAAGGCGACCTTTGCCATATTCAGGTGATCAACGGCGTTGCCAAAATCGATAAAGGCAAAACCAAAGGTCAGGACGGCAAACAGCGCCACGGTGACTTTGCAGTTGGTTTGGCCATGGCCGTTCGTGCCAGTTGGATGGATGGCTCCAGTATCGAGTTTACCGAGCTGCCAGGTAAGGCACATTTACAAGAGAACGATGAAGACAACGATGACTACCACCAATTTGAGCAGGGCTGCTATTAAACAAGGTTTAAACCATGGTTAAAAAGAAATCTGTAATTGTCGACCTTTGGGGACGGCCTATTGAATCCGATATTCTGGATACGCCACAAACTGAGCAAGATGCGAAACTTGCTCCCCTTAAACAGCATTTTTCAGAGCACCCCTCTCAGGGATTAACGCCGCCCAAGCTTGCAGCAATTATGCGAAGTGCTGAGCAAGGTGATTTAATCGCTCAGTGTGAGCTGGCTGAAGATATGGAAGAGAAAGATGCCCATATCCAAAGCGAGCTGGCCAAACGAAAGATGGCCATTCAGGGCGTAGACTGGAAGATAACCCCGCCTCGTAATGCTACGGCACAAGAGAAAAACGACGCGGCCTTAATTGAAGAGTTGCTGGAAGATGCGACCTGGCTTGATGATGCGCTGTTTGATATGAGTGATGCCACGTTAAAGAGCTTCTCTAACCTCGAGCTGGAGTGGGAGTATCACGGTGGCCTGCACTATATCCGCAATTATGAACACAAAGAGCCAAGCTGGTTTCAGACCCCCCCTGATAACCGCAATGAAATACGGCTACGTGATGGCAGCTATGAAGGCGCAGAGCTGCAGCCTTTTGGCTGGATCTCTCATACCGCTAAAGCAAAGTCAGGGTATTTAAGCCGGCGCGGTCTGGTTCGGGTATTGGCATGGCCATTTTTGTTTAAGAATTACAGTGTGCGTGACTTGGCTGAGTTTCTGGAAATCTACGGCATTCCTATTCGTCTGGGCAAATACCCGGAAGGCGCGACAGAATCAGAGAAAGCAACTCTGCTTCGTGCCGTGATGTCCATTGGCCACAATGCCGGTGGCATCATCCCTAAAGGAATGGAGATAGATTTTCAAAGTGCTGCAGATGGTCAAAGCGATCCATTTATGGCCATGATGAGCTGGTGTGAGAAATCTCAATCAAAAGCCATCTTAGGCGGCACATTAACCTCTCAGGCCGACGGCAAGACCAGTACCAATGCACTGGGTAATGTACACAACGAAGTAAGACAAGAGATACGCGACTTTGACCTCAAACGCTTGGCATCCACGCTGACCCGAGATGTGGTTTTCCCAATCTATGCGTTAAATGGCAAGAGCTATCAAAGTCAGCATCGACACCCTCGTTTTGAGTTTGAAATCACCGAGCCGGAAGACATTAAAAACTTATCCGGAGCATTACCTGGTCTGGTTAAATTGGGAATGCAAATTCCTGTTCAATGGGTGCATGAGAAAACGCAGATACCACAGGCTAAAAAAGGTGAAGCCATTCTGGGGCAAGTAAATGCGTCAGAGCCTCAGCTTAAAGAGAAAGAGGTAAAGGGCGAAGCTGCTTTGAAGGCCAGAGCTGAAGAGCATGATATTCCTACCGACCAGATAGCCAGACTCAACAACGAAGCGGCAGGTTTAATGGACGCCATGATTGCACCGGTGCGTGAGTTGGTAGAGAACGCTACTTCTCTTGCTGAGTTAAGGGAGAGCATCTTAAACCTGAAGGGTGAAATCAGCATCGATGAGCTGGGCGAAGTGATGGCACAAGCCATGGCCGCCGCAGAGCTTGCCGGTATTAATGATGTTCAGGAGAACAAGTAATGCCTCGCAAGAGCGATGGTGTGGGCAAAGTGAACTATGGCAGTCTGCCCTTTAACGAGCAGATTGCTTATTTTCGCAGTAAAGCCAATGTCAGCTCAGAGCGTTGGGCGGACATCTGGAAAGAGGCTCATAACCGCTCCTTTATGGTTGCCGGTGCCATGAAAGAGGATTTGTTGGCTGACTTTCGCAAAGCGGTAGATACCGCCATCAGCGAAGGAAAATCGCTGGGCTGGTTTAAATCCCAGTTTAATAACATAGTGGCCAAACATGGCTGGGAACATAACGGTGCAGCCAGCTGGCGTGCGCAGGTCATTTATGAAACTAACATTCGTCAGTCTTATACAGCAGGCCGTGAGCAGCAGATTGAACAGGTAAAGCAGCGTCGCCCCTATGGCATCTATAAACATTCCGGCTCAGAGCATCCACGGCATGACCATTTATCCTGGAACAACTTGGTTTTACTACTGGATGACCCGTGGTGGAAAACGCATACCCCAATCAATGGCTATGGCTGTAAATGCCGCAAGCTCACCCTGAGCGAGCGCGACTTAAAGCGGCTGGGATTAGAAGTGAGTCCGTCACCAAAGGTACAGCACTACGAATGGGTTGATAAGGTGACCGGAGAGGTTCACAACCTCCCTAAAGGTATTGACCCCGGATTTGATTACACGCCGAAAACCAGTAAAGAACTTACACAAAAAACCAAAGCAGCCATTGAGCGTAAACCGCCATTAAATGAGCGTTTAACACCGCGTGTGGTTGACCATGCTTATTCCACTATTCGTGGTGTGAATGCACAAAGTCTTAGTGGCGTTCTGGAGCAACTGGAACCGGCGCAAAAAGCGCTGCTTACGGAAGCGCTGAAAAAACATGACACTAAAACCTTATTTTTAAAGCAAAGCGAACTCAGCGGTAAGGCGAAGAGCCGGGCAATTGCAGAGCAAGTTGAAGGCTATCTAAACACAGGCAAGTCTTACCCAATGGCTAATTACATTACCCGTACCCCAACCAGAGTTAACGGCTTTACTGCACCGTTCTGGGATCATGTTGTGGTCAAGGCCAGAAGTACGGATAACTTAAAAAACATAAAAGTGGAAGAGATTAAGCTGGCGCTGGAGCCGCTTATCACAGCCCGGATACCACCCTTTAGCATGTCATCTGCAATAGAAAAAGAGCTGGGCAGCAGTGCTCGTGTTCTCTCTACCTGGGCTCATGAAATCGGGCATCAGCTTCACTACAAGGCAGGCATACCTAAAGCACCAACCGGCGTATGGCTTACACAGTATAGCCAGATGAACGATAAAGAGTGGTTTGCCGAGCATTTTGTTCTCTGGCTGTTTACGCCTGATGCATTACATAAAAAATATCAGGATGTCTTCAACTTTATTACTGACACCATCCATCACTCGATCTAAGATAATGATATGAAACTACTCAAACAAGCTATGCAGTTACTGGATAACCCTGTCACACTCGATACTATGCGCGAGTGGGAACATCTGTGTGCTCAGGCCAAAGGTGAAGAAGCGGAGCGTATTGGTGATCTTTATGAAACCTTACTGGGTGAAGCTTCTGAGGAAGTCTTTAACGCCTATATGGAAGGGTTGAACGACTGGGCGAAGAGTCAAAACTAATGGCAGGCGTACAACTTAGTATTCAGCCAGATGGTTTAGAGGCGGTTCAAAAACAACTGCAGAAGCTGATTGAACGTGGTGATAACCTTCAGCCACTGTTTGCTGATATAGGCGAAATGCTGATACTCAGCCATGACCAGCGTTTTCGTGATCAAGTCTCACCAGATGGCCAAGCCTGGCAACCTCTCTCTGAATCCTACCGCGAGAAAAAGCGCAAAAACAAAGACACCATTCTTAAGTTAAATGATCATCTTGGGCGGGAGTTTAACTACGTCACAACGGGAAAAGATCTGTTCTTTGGTACACCTTATGAATATGGTGCGCTGCATCATTTTGGCGGTACACCAGATATGCCAGCAGGCCCTGCTGCCGTTCCCGCTCGTCCCTGGCTTGGAATTAGTCAGGAGGACATCAATGAAATCTACTCTATTGTGGGTGACTTTCTGTTAAATGGTTAAACGCGCTGTAAGCGATTTTAAGCTATTCCAACTTGAAACTGTCACGTTGCTACCAATATGACCTTCTTTAGCGCGTACAGAAGGATTTAAACAGTGTTTAAACGGCTAGACATCATAGTTTTTAATGTATGTTATTGGGGTGGGTTTCAAAATAATATTAAATAACAACCTACAATAATATAAAGACTAAGGTGTCAGATGGCAGAGCTAATAATTCGAACGGATGAAGATGCGTTTAAACTACTTCAGGACTCAATGGCGGAAGGGTTTTCACTTGATGGTGTAGAGTTGAAGTTTGATGGATGGCCCAATTTATCTATTCATTTAGAGGGAACCAAATATAATTCATCTTTAACGCCCTCTTTAATGAAGGGCTTTATTGAGCTACAAAAAGGTATCAATCGCTCATATTGCTTAGTTAGGTATAACACGCCTAACACGAGTGTTTTGAAAAAAGAAGAAAGGGAAAGACTAGAAATTCAAGTGAAAGTTGGTCAAGGGAGTACGATGACCAATATTGACCTACAACAATTATTAACAAATATAGCGAATAACGTGGTTGATAAAATGGATCCGAAAACATTAGCAACAACATTGGTTTTACTAGGTCTAATATGGGCAGGAAAAACCAGTTATGCTAAATATCTTGATAATAGAAGACAAATCCGGGAAACAGAGGTTAAGTCTGAGGAGTCAAGAGAAATGCTTAAGAATCAACAGTTCCTTTCTGAGCAAGAGACCAAACGTGTAGAAATTATGTCTAAAGCCATGCTGGAAAATACTAAGGCAGCAACATTATCAGCAGTAGCTGATGATACCAAAGCAGCGCTGCTCAAAGAGTTAGGTCATACACAAAAGGCCAGTATACAGGGCATCGAGTTTGATGGAGAAGTTGCCGAAGAGCTTGCCAAAAATGCCCGCAGAAAATCTCTTGACGTTAGGCTTGATGGAAAATTTCGAATTTTAACTGTTGATTCAACGGATCCGAACGAGTTTAAAGTGCGATTAAGAAATACAAGTTCGAAAGAAGAATTTACTGCAAGGGTTCAAGACGGTTCTTTAGATAATCGATATATTCAAGCTCTCCAGTTTGGCGAGTGGAGTCGAAACCCTATTTTATTGATGGTTAACGCCAAGAGCCTGGATAATGACATTCGAAATGCCGTTGTCATAGAAGCTTCAATCCCAGAAGACATTGAAGTCCCTGCTCAATATGCCAATGCCTCCCGAAAATCATTACTGCAAAACAAATAAACCATTAACACCCGTGAATCTCACCTAACCTCC